CTTATCATTACCCCCAATAAACCCGAATTCCAACTGTTCGTTACTGTTCAACCCCATGTAATTAGCCTTCTCTTTAGCGAAATTCAGAAGAGGGATCGCATCTTCACCATATGCTTCAAACGCTGCACGATCCCAAGCCAGTGCCGCTGCAATTTCACCTTCAGGTGTACCGGGGAAAATGCCAAGATGCCGATGTTTTCCTCCCACCTTGATTTGTGCCGTCCATTTTTCCGATCTTTTGTTCCAACTTACCCCCCGATAATTACTTGAACTGTCTTCCCTTTTTCTAACATTAAAATTATTAAAGTTGCGAGAAACCGGACGCAGATTTTCGTACCTGTTATCCTGTTTATTCATATTGATATGATCAAGTATCGGTGGAATTTCACTATCTTTATAACAACCAGGATGCTTGTAAAGCCATACCGCACGATGAAGGCTAATACTTCTGCCATCAACGTTTACTCTGTAATAACTCTGAACAAGAGTGCCAACAGGATCTCCACGTTTAGTCTTTCCAGAACCCCTATCCCTATGAACTAACGGTCGTGCAATGTCAATAGGACAATAACTGTACTTTTGATGCAGTAACTCTTTAGTTATCTCTACCTTAATCTTCTTTTCTGTTCCGTTACCAATAGACACGCGCAACTCCTTCCCCAACCTCTTTTTTCCATAACTCTTCATCGCTCGGTACTCGCGCCCGAAAAGGTGATCTATGCACCACCTTTTCCGTTTCCTGTACCACACGCCCTTCCAAATCTATCTCGTTCAACTGTTTCACGATATCAGCGATCTCAGCTTTCCTCAAAGGATTGAACAAGACAGATTTCCAACCGTGCAGTACCAGTAACCGATCAACCAGATACCCTAATCCCGCCACTAACTACTCTTCCTTTACCGTTTTCTCGTAAGTTTCCAAGTCGCGTCGAAACCATCCTCGCCAGAACCCGTTCTGATTCGTCCGTGTACCACCCCACGATCCCTGATTGTTCGGGTCCGCTTCCTTTTTCCTCATGTAATCGCCTACCTTTATACCGTACCGGCTACCCGAAAAAACGTTGTTGGCATGAAACAGTACCCGTTCCCCAAAGTAATCCAATGCCGTGATGTTCGCCCGGTCCAAAGCGGCCATTGTGCCTCGTCCCGCAACACCATCAACGTCTATCCAACGTTCAATATCGTTCGGATGTACCCGCGTATTAATCGCCATCTGTAAAATCATGTCACTGGCACGTTTGCCGCCATTTACCTGCATATCGGCATACTGTAACCTCAACGGTACCGGATACCGGTCCAAATTCATCTTCTCCCACAAGTCACGATAGAAATCTATCGCCTGGTCACGTGTCATGTCACGCATATCCGATTCACTCGCTTCACGACCAATGAAACCACTGAAACTCTTTTGCGTGATACCCATGTTCGTTTGACCGCCCCGATCATTCGGGTCATCAACATATCCACCCTCATGTTCCAAGACCATCTCTACCCATCCTTCAAATCCCGCCATCTTAACTTGCCTCCCTCCTCACATATTCTTTAACAAAAAAATGTTTATGGACCGTTCGTTTCCTTTTCTTCATCTCAGGATCTTCCTGATAACACGCTGAACTGCAATACTTCTTTTTCCTGCTCGGTACAAAAGAAAATTCGGTATCACAATCAGGATGATGGCAAATAGCGTAAACCTTCTTTGATTTCCTCATACCATCTTCCCTAACCCGTCCCAATGAAAAAGATTACCGCCAGGTAAACCAATACCATCCCCAATATCGAAGCTGAAAAAAATATAACCAGTGTTCTCAATACATCAAAAAGCATAACCCCCCATCCATTTAAGTACCGTTACCATGCCTACCGATGCTAAAATAATGATGATCCCTGACGTAACCAAAATCAGTAACCACCAACCCAAACCCTCCATCATCGTTTACCGCCAAAATATTCTACCGCATGTCCCTCATCCACCAAAGTCCGGTTAATGCTCACCCCGAACTCTGTACCCGAAAACAGTTCCGCCAGTATACGCCCATATTTACCCTTGTCATGCGAGACTAAATAAAATTCCAAACCCAATACAGCACTGCCCACACCTCCCAACAGTTCCACTAACCTCGCCTTAGCCGCTAAACCCCGTTTCTTCTCTTCCTTATCACGTGTACGGCTCTCAGGCGTGTTGATCCCGTATAACCGCAGTTTCTGGCCCGTTAACCAGACATCAAACCCCAAATCCACGTCCGCTACAACCGTGTCACCGTCTATTACCCTCACTAACCTGCACCTATACCTATACATATTAACCGATCACCCCCACCCCACCCATTACCAAAGTTCTAACTGCCTAGTGTCAATACCGTCTTCCGTACCCCCCTCATTTCCCGTACTTCCCGTACCCTTCATCACATCACCCTCCAATAACTCGTCCATCGATCTCAATTGCCACGCTGAATACAAATAACATGGACGTTTGTCAAATGGCGGTCGCGTATCCTCCCACTTACCGTCACGTTTCCCGTCACCCCCAAATACCCAACCGCAAATCTCCAGTTCCGGTAACCCGTGCAGCCTCACCAATACATACCGCCAATCGTCCCGATCATCCAACTGCAAAATCAAATTGCCACGTCGCAGTAACGTTGACCTCACAACAATATCGTCACCAACTTCCGCCGTACCCTTGTAACTCCTCAAAAAACCCCGCCAATTCAAACCCAATACCTTGGCCACACCATATCCCGCTACACATCCCTGTACACTTACCTCACCATCATCACCACCAAAACCATGCGTCTCACCCACACCCAACTTCCGATTCAACGCATGTCTCGCTAACCCCACATTCCTCGCTTCTTCCATCTCGTCATCACTCAAAACCAACTTTATCACGCTACTCATTATCCCATAACTCCAATTGCATCACAGGTTGTACCGCACCCGCCTTCTTACCCTTACCCTTCTTCCTGCCATTCAAATCCCTCTTCCTCAATACCATACCCGCACCATCACCCTTACTCACCCTCCTCAACCGGTCCTCGTTATACACACTCTCACGCATCTCCACCACTAAACTCGAATTCTTTACCCCAAACTCAAAATCGTGATATAACCTCCCCACGTGATACGTACCGTCATTCTCCATCACATCAGCCTTTTGTAACGCATCCAAAATAAGTTTCTGGCCCGCACTCGCCTGGTTGTCCGGATCTACCCTCCTCGTTCTGTTCCGCCACAAAAAATGAAAGTCTACCGGATACCCCACCACCCTAACCAACTTCGTACGAAACAACTTCATTAACGCTAACTCTACCGCCTTCTTTACCTTCCCTCGCGCATGATAATGACTCCCAAACATCGCGTTCAATGTCGGTAACCGATACACGTCATGGTTAAACTCAACTACCTGTACACGACCACCATCACCCATCATCCATCACTCCCGAAAAAAAAAATAAAATCTCAAATACCTTCAACCCTCGCCTCTACCGGGGGGCGGTACACGTAAACCCCACTTCCCGCCCCGTGCCTGAACCCTCTTCTTTCTCCTCAAACCTCCCTCCGTCTTCCAACGCCAACCACGTCGCGATAACTGATCATCCAATCCCTCTTCCCTGATATACCTAACCAAGTCACTCTCCACTATACCCAAATCCCTGGCTATCTTATCCACACACCCTCCATACCTCATCATCACAACTATCGTTTCCCTATACATAGACAAATTCTTGACCACACAACCCATAATGCTTACCACCATAACATAATACCCCCCAAATGTCAACGAGGTTCTAGCCCCCACCCACGTGGAACACGCGGGGAACTCTCAGGAAAATGCCACCCAAAAGAGTGACAGAGCCAAGAGATTTCAAAAAAGCGTCACAGCCAGTGATAGTAAGGGATCAAAGGCTGTTTCAGACAAGCCAGTGACACATACTCCCATTAAACCGGCCTTAATTTCCCCTCGTATGAGGGAATAGGAAACAGCGTCACAAAGCGTCACCTTTTCAAAAAATGAGGAAAAACAGAAGAGAGCAAGAGGGCGAGGGGGTGAGAGGTTGGGGGACGAGAGGTGAGGGGACGTGGGGCAATCTACCTTTTGTTGATCGCCAGAAG